GAACCTCTCCGTGACTACCTTGTTAGTATTGGTCAAGCACTAATCCAACAGAACCCTGATTTCGCAAGAATTTGGGATCGCGAACTATCATCTGAGGTAGACAAATGAGTAACGACCCGATACAGGACCAGATCAATGCTGGTGCTATGCCTGGTGTTGCGGGTAGTGCTGTCGGCCCTAGAGAGATTTCCGCACCCCCATCGGATCAGTTTCAGGCATATCAGCAGGCTGAACCTGGTGCGTTCCAATATGTTCAAGAGGGTGGCATGGGGACACGTACAAGGACTGGTGGTGGGTCGCCTGTCCAGTCGGGTGCGATGTCCAAGTTGCTGTATTACGGGAACAACCTTGTAAACGAGCGTGGTCAGATTGAACGCAAACCGTATGATGCCCCTAAAGAAGCGTATGCAGAGTTAGCGAAACTGGCTACCGCAGATCGTATTGCTTTGCAAACAGAGTTGTATCAACGCAGGTTTTATCGTGGTAAGAGCAAACCTTCGACAACAGGTTTTGATCCTGCTGATGTGGATGCGATGAAAGAGTTGTTGAATACCAGTAACGAGTACGGGTATAACTGGAAAACTTCGTTGAACTTTGTTCGTCAGGAGTTCCCTGCTTCGGGTTCGGGTTCGCGTGGGCCATCTAAGAAGGAGATTCGTAAGTCTTTGGATGAGCGAGCTGTTGAGGCTTTGGGTCGTAAGTTTACGGACGTTGAGGTTGAATCGTTGATTGCTCAGGTTCAACAGAAATCTGCGGCTGGTGAGTCTGGTGGTTTGTCGATGATTAGCGAGGATGTGGTTTCTGGTGCTGCGACTGGTGAGCAGCAGGCTTACAGGTTTGCTCAGGTTGCCGATTTGTTTAACGATATGTTAAGGACTGCGTAATGGCTGAAACTGATTACTCTAAATTAGATTTGATTGCTTTGGATAAGGTCATTTCTGACCTGACAGAGCAACGAAACGAAATCAACAAGAACATCAGTCGTGGTTATGCTTTTCAGTACATTAAGGGAAGTCGCCAAAGGGTAGAGATACCACAGTTTTCCCCTCAGTATGAATCTTTTATTAGCCAAACAAAACAGTTGGATCAACAGATTCAAACTGCCACGACTTTTGCGAGGAACGCAGCAAGGGCGTACACCCCAATCGCAGGTCCTTCTAACAAAACTACTAAGAAAGAACAATCGTTAGCGACCAAATATGCCAATGCGAAAGTAATCGCTGTCCCTCCTGCGCCTTCACCTAGCCCTGCCAAGCCTGGGACAGTTCAAGATGTCATAACGTCGGCAACTGGAAAGAGTGCTACCACTACTGCTTCTACGGCAACTGCTGGAACTCAAACCAATGTCCCTGCAACAACGACACCCAAAGTCACGACAACCCCTACCGGCACAACTGTCACAGCAAAAGGCAAAGCCAAGACCCCTGCCGTAACTCAACAGAACTGGGTTGACGCTCTACAAAAGTTCTTCCCGTCATACTCTGATGACTGGTTGGCTGCTAACGCTGAAACATATTTCGGTAAAGACCTGATTGATTTGATGATTAAGGTTTCCGACCCTAAAGGTGTTTATGACCTCACCACATCGGCAGGGTTGGAGCGAATCCAGCAGGAAATCCGTGGAACGAACTACTGGCAGACCACGATTTCTGCAACCAAAAACTTTGACCAACTCATTGACGCAGACAAACAGAACTTAATCACACAGACAAAGTCCCGTATCGCCAACACCTATGGCGACATTGGCTTGACTGAAGATGCTTTGAACCAGGTTGCAGCCACCGTCGCCCGTACTGGTCTTACTGGTTTGGGTGAGAAGCAGGCTGTTTACAACGTGGTGTTTAAGGCTGGTTCGCCACAGGCGCAGACTGGTCGAGCGTTAAGTGGCGTTGACGCTGACCGCATCAAGCAACTTGGCAAGGCATACAACTTCAATGTTTCTGACAGCCAAATCCAATCCATCCTTACCGGCACACCTGAAGCATCTACTGGTCAAGTGCTGACCGAGGAAGGTTTGCGTCAACGTTTGCAGAAGTATGTGAAGGGTGCGATGCCACAGATCGCAGATCAGATTGATGCTGGTTTGACGTTGGAAGATATTGGTGGAAACTATCGTCGTTATGCGGCACAGTTGTTGGAGCGTTCTGAGGATGAGATTGATATGTTCTCTGGTCCATATTTGAAGGCGTTTGGTACGAAAGAATCGGGTCAGTTGTCTTTGTCTGATTGGATTTCTACGGTTAAGTCTGATCCGACTTTTGGTTGGCAGTATACGAAAACGGCTAATCAGCAGGCTACGGATATTGGTTTGACTTTGGCTAGAGCATTTGGAAAGGTTGGCTGATGAGTGACATTTTTGGTATTCAGGAGCGCATCGCAAACCTGCCACAAACCCCAGGTGCAAGCCCTGTTGGTGGTGGTTCTGTAGTTACTCCTACCGAGCCGACGGAAACCGAAGTTGACCCTATTGCATTTCAAATGGAACAGGACCGTGAGTTTGCTCAACAACAAATTGCTTTGCAAACAACGCAACGTAGGCAGGATGCCCGTTCGACGATGGCTGCGGTTCTTGCGACCTACGGTTTAGGTGATTTGGCTGACTTTGTTTATACCGAAATCATCGCTAAAGAAACCGTCAACATCAACAATCCTGATGCCGTGATCTTTGCTATCCGTGAACAGCCCGCATATCAGAAACGGTTTGCCGGTAACGCTGCACGTCTAAAGAAGGGCTTGTCTGAACTTGATCCAGCTTCATATATCGGTTTAGAAAACCAGTTCCGTCAAACCTTGCAATCCAACGGTTTGCCAGCAAACTTCTATGACCAGACAGATGACTTCAAAGCCTTTATCGAGGGTGACGTTTCCCCATCAGAACTAAACGAGCGTGTTCAGCAGGGTTATCGTGCTGTCGCTGACGCTGACCCAGCGGTTAAAGAGCAGATGAAAAACCTGTACGGGGTGTCCGAAGGGCAGTTAGCTGCATACTTCCTTGACCCGCAACGCACAGCCCCACTACTCACCCGCCAGGCACAGGCCGCCAATATCGCAGCCCGTGGCTTAGAGCAGGGTGGTATTCAGTTGACTGGTCAGTTCGCTGAGGACCTGGCTCGACGAGGTATTACTGAACAGCAGGCTCGCGCAGGCTTCGCTGAAGTCGGCGGGTTAGGCGAACTAAAACAGACTTTCGCGGGTGAAACAGCACTATCGGGTGAACAGTTGGCTGGTGCGGCGTTCGGGATTGATGTCGCCGCGCAACAAGAGTTGGAGCGTAAACGTCGTTTGCGTACAGGTGAGTTCGCTGGTGGCGGATCATTTGCTCGGACAACTGGTGAAACATCAGGCTCCATTTCTACTTCGGTAGGTAAAGCGCAATAGCATACTTGACACTGTCAGGTGAAGTGTGTGTATACTAGGACTGTTCGGTAACGGACACCATTGGAAAGCCCCCGATTTCAATGTGCAAAAGGGGTGAGACTTGCAGCCATTCGGGAACCTCCAGCCGAATGTGGGCAGAAGGAGTGGGTCATGTCAGATGCAAACTACGAGTTTGAGGATGATGCAGTTCAAGACCAGCAGCAATCGAAGGACCCTGTGCGAGCGCACTTGCGGAAACTTGAAGCCGAAAATAAGGCTTTACGTGAGCAGGCAGCGGAAGCAGAGGCAGCCCGACGAGAACTTAACTTCGTGAAAGCGGGCGTAGACCCCAACGATCCGAAGTACAAGTATTTCGTTAAAGGCTACGACGGTGATCTATCACCGGAGGCGATTCGACAAGCAGCAGAAGAAGCAAGTCTCATACCAAGTCAGAACAAGGAAGTGGTTGCTGAACAGCAATCATGGAATCGTGTGGCTCAGGCAGCGAAAGCTGGACAGACGAGCGAACCTCCTGTTGATTACGCTCAACGTATTGCTAATGCAAAATCCACGGACGAAGTGATGCAACTACTGGCCCAGGCGCGAGCCGAAGCAGAACAGTACTAATCACTCCCCTTAGGATTCACATTCTTTGGGGCTACCCCTAAAGGAAATTATCATGGCAATCACTCTTACGAGTAACCTGTCGACTGACCAGGCAGCATACGACCGTATTGCGTATTTCGCTTTGCGTTCGGAAATGTTGTTCGATCAGGCGGCAGACGTTCAAGCAACCAACCAGTCAATGCCTGGTTCCTCGGTGATCTTCACGATCTTCAGCGAACTTGCAGCAGCGACTTCAACCCTTGCAGAATCAACTGATCTCACCCCTGAAACTATGGGTGACAGTCAGGTGACTGTTTCTCTTGCAGAGTACGGCAACACCGTGAACACAACTGCTCGACTTCGTGGAACTTCGTTCTTGGATGTTGATGCAGCAGCAGCGAACCTTATCGGTTACAACGCTGGTGACTCATTGGATCAAGTTGTTCGTGAAGTTCTTGCTGGTGGAACCAACGTTGCATACGGTGGCGGTGGATCATCTGATCCTTCAAGCCGTGTAACGGTTGCAGCAGAAGACATCATTGAAGCCAACGACATCCGTAAGCAGACTGCTGCTCTACGTGCTGCAAACGTTGCAACCTTCAACGGTTACTACATGGGTTACATCCATCCTGACGTGTCATACGACTTGCGTCGTGAAACCGGCAACGCATCATGGAACGCACCTCACGTAGCGGTTGACACAGCAAACATCTACAACGGTGAGATCGGAACCTTTGAATCAGTACGATTCATTGAAACCCCTCGCGCCAAGGTGTTCACCAACGCATCAAACGGAACCAGCACAACTGGAACGATTGACGTGTATTGCACACACATCATGGGTCGTCAGGCGTTGGCTAAGGCTTACAGCCAGATTGACGGAAATGGTGTTGTACCGAAGATCGTTCGCGGTCCAGTGGTTGACTCGTTGATGCGTTTCAATCCAATCGGTTGGTATTGGCTCGGCGGCTATGGCCGTTTCCGCGAAGCTTCGTTGCGTCGCATTGAGTCGTCATCCAGCATTGGTGCAAACGCAGCCTAATTAGTTAGGTTCGTTTAACCCTCCACATTTGTGGGGTGGTCGAGTCCCCTCGCTCGGCTGCCCCACTTTTGTATTTGGTAGTATCTGTTTCATGCCAACGTTTGTTCCTCCAACAGAAAATGCTGTTGTTTATGGTGATGCGTTGAAGCGTGGGATTGAGTGGCGTTTGTGGCGTTTTTATGCTCCGACGTTGCGTGGGAAGAACGTGTACCGGTTGCTTGATGGTTCTTTTGTTGAGGTTCAGCCGAGTGATATGTCTACGGTGAGTCGAGTGTTTTTTGGTGGTCACAGTAATTATGTGTCTGATGTTGAGGCTGATGCGCTGGTTGCTGCTGGTTATAGTGTGTCGTCTGGTGTGTTTGAGGTTGGTTCGTCTTATTCAAGTACCTTAGGGTCTGATGCTGTTTTGGGAGTGTAATGCCACAGTTTAAGAAGTTCACGGCGGAAACTGTTGAAGTTTCTGAGATGAATGATTATCTTGCGTCGCAGGTTGTTGGTACGTTTGATTCGGATTCAGCTCGTAATACTTATTTTGGTTCGGCTGGTGCGTTTACTTTGGTTGAGGGCATGGTCACGTATTTGAAGGATACGGGCGAGTTCCAGGTGTATAAGTCAACAGGGTGGACCACGATTGGTGCTACTGGTTCTACGGGTGCTACGGGGGCTACAGGCGCGTCTGGTGCGACTGGCGCTACAGGTGCGACGGGTCCGACTGGTGCGGCTGCTTCTATTTCTTTGGGTTCGGTTACGACTGGTTTGCCTGGGTCTGATGTTGCTGTTACGAATAGTGGTTCTTCGTCTGCGGCTGTTTTCAATTTTGCTATTCCTCGCGGGTTGACTGGTCCTGCTGGTACGGCTGGTTCTAATGGGGCTACTGGTGCTACTGGTGCGACTGGTGCTGAGGGTCCGCGTGGTGATGCTGCGACGATAAATGTTGGGACGGTTACTACTGGTTTGCCTGGTAGTTCGGTTTCTGTTACGAATGTTGGTAATACGACGGATGCGGTTTTTAATTTTGCTATTCCTCAGGGTGCTACGGGGGCGACTGGTGCTACGGGGGCGACAGGGGCTACGGGTGCTACTGGTCCTTCGGGTTCGGGTTCGGGTGATGCGTTGGTTGGTTCGACGAACACGTTTACTACTAACCAGATTATTTCTGGTTCTACTACGGCAGCGTTGTTGCGTATTACGCAGACTGGTACGGGTAATGCGTTGGTGGTTGAGGATTCGGCTAACCCTGACTCGACACCGTTTGTTATTGATGCGAACGGAAACCAGTTGCTTGGTACAACTGCGTTGCGAAGTGTAGGTGGCAGTTTCCAGACCTCCATAGCAGGACAGATTTTTAATGAGCAAAGTGATACAACTGGTTTAACGGCTTACACCTCTGTTCTGAACAGGAACGATTCAAATGCTCACCGTTTTGTTTTGGGTAGAACTAGAGGGTCTGTTGCTGGTGCTGTAACCACACTTACAAATAATGATGGTATTGCTCAGTTGATGTTTGCTGGTGCTGATGGCACAACTGTTGACCCTGTTGCAGCACAGATTATAGTAAACGTTGATGGCACTGTTTCTACTGGTGTTGTTCCGGGTCGTATTACTTTTCAAACCGCTTCGTCTGCTGGAACTTTGACGGAGCGTATGCGTATTGATTCCGCTGGTCAGGTCGGTATCGGTTCATTAACTGCTGCTGGTTACGGAATTCTTGCTGGCAAAAATATTACTGGTGCAGTTGCCAGTTATGGAATGGTTATTCAGGGTGCGATTCAATCTGATGTAACATCACAGTCAGCAACATTTGTTTCTGGAGTAAATACTGCTGCTGCATCATTTACTCTTGCAACACTTTTGCATTTTTCTGCTTCAGGTGTTTCAACTGCTGGTGCTGGTTCAACAATCACCAACCAAGTAGGTTTTAGAGCAACAAGTTCCATGACAGGTGGAACCAATAACTGGGGCTTCCATGGCGCAATTCCTTCTGGAACAGGTCGTTTCAATTTATATATGAATGGTACCGCAGACAACTATTTGGCTGGTCGACTTGGTGTTGGAGCATTAAATACAAGCGGTGCTATGGCGCAAATCACAAACACCACAGCAGCAGATGCAATTTTGGTTGCCAAAGGTGCAGCAGGACAAAGCGGAGATTATTTCCAACTAAAAAATTCCGCTGGAGTATTAAATGTTTTTTCTGTTAACGCAAACGGAAATACAAACATTCAGGGAAACCTTGAAATTGGAGTAAACAAAACTGTAGATGGTGACGTTTATGTTGATTTGATAGGTGATACAACATATACAGATTATGGTTTGCGTATCCTCAGGGCTTCTGGAGCAAATGGAAATAGTGCTATTTATCATCGTGGAACTGGTGGTGTTTACCTAGTTGCACAAGACGCTGGTGTAGTTGCGTTCAACACAAACAACACCGAGCGTATGCGTATTGACTCCGCTGGTGCGGTTGGTATCGGTGGCGTTCCAGTCGCAGGACGAGGTTTAGTAATCTCCAAAACACACACTGGTTCAACTACCAGCATCGGCGTATTAGCAAGCGGAATAGTCCAATCGGACGTTACTCTTGATGCTATTTATTATCGTGCTGTTGCCTCAACCGCAGCCGCAGCATTTACGGTTACAGCCTTGACACTGTTTGATGCTGTGGGTGTCACTACACCTGGCGCTGGTTCAACAATTAGTACACAAACTGGTTTCCGTGTCACATCAAACATGACTGGCGCAACCAACAACTACGGTTTCCTTAGCGATATTGCTGCCGCAACTGGTCGCTGGAACTTTTTTGCCAATGGTACAGCGGCGAACTATATGGCAGGTCGTTTGGGTGTCGGAGCAACCTTAACCACGGGTGCGATGGTACAAATTGTTAATACAACAGCAGCAGATGACGCGCTCCTAATCAAAGGCGCAGCATCCCAAACTGGGTATCTAACAGAATGGCAAAACAGTGCTAGCACCCTGCTAGCGTATGTAGCCGCAGACGGAAGTTCTTCATTCTATGAAGGCGACCAAAACATATTGGCAGCAAACATATTCTCATAAGGAGAAAACAATGGCAATCGACTACACATCACTACTCACCTCAGAGCAGAAACAGAACATCCTCAACCAAAGGATTTCACAGTTCGCTGCCGAAGCATGGCAACATGAACTGAACAAGCAGACCTGCACACAGTTAGGTGACGAAGCAGGCGTAACCTCAGCAGAGAACGCACTCACCACATTGGAAGCAGCAATCAACGTTCACCAAAATGAACTTGCGCTGATTACGGAATAACCTGTGGCAACATTCAGCAAAAACATTCTTAGCGGTTCAACAGACGGACGACCAATTCTGGTCGCTCAAACCGCTATCGCCACAGGAACAACAATCCATACAGGACCAACAGCAACAACATCGTTTGCCGAAATTTGGTTGTATGCGATGAACACAAGTGCCGCGTCAAAGAAACTTACGATTGGTTGGGGTGGTGTAACAGACCCTAACGATTTGATTGAGGTTACTATTGCAGCGGAATCTGGTCTTGTGTTGGTTGCCCCAGGTCTTATTTTGAAGGGTAATGCGACAGCGTTGATTGTTCGTGCGGCTGCTGCGGATGCTACTTCTATTAACATTCATGGGTATGTAAATAACATTGTTTGATATTGATGGTTGACAGATTTTTAAGACGACAGAAACCTTCTACCATTGTTGGTCAATGGTTCGGTAACGGTTTCGTTTCCCCAAGTTCTTCTTCGTTCGATGTTCAATCGCTGGTCATCGCTGGTGGTGGCGGAGGTGGTGGTGGTCGTGGTGCTGGTGGTGGCGCAGGTGGCTATCGGTCGTCTGTTACTGGTGAATCGTCTGGCGGTGGAGCGTCTGCTGAATTTGCACTTTCTGTTTCTACGGGAACCAACTACACGGTTACCGTTGGTGCTGGTGGGTCTGGGGCTGCTTCTGGTTCATCTGGGTCAAATGGTAGTAACTCTTTGTTTTCTACAATCACTTCAACTGGTGGTGGTGGTGGTGCTAAAGACAGTTATGGTGGCGTTGTCAATGGTTTGGCTGGTGGTTCAGGTGGCGGTGGCGGTGGTAGTGATGGTGGAGGTTTTGGTCTAGGCGGTGCTGGTACAGCAAATCAAGGTTTTGCAGGTGGTGATGGATATAACCCTTCTGGCAGAGATAGTGCAGGTGGTGGTGGTGGAGGTGCGTCTGCTGTGGGTACAAAACCAACTGCATCTGTTGGTGGTAATGGTGGTGATGGTGTTGCTTCATCTGTTACTGGTTCATCAGTAACTCGTGCAGGTGGTGGTGGTGGAGGTATTGACAAACGAGGTTATACAGGTGCGGCTGGTACTGGTGGCGCTGGTGGTGGTGGTGGTGCTTCATCTACGGGTGCAGCAGGTACAGCAGGCACAGTAAATACAGGTGGTGGTGGTGGAGGTGGCGGTATTACTGCGAGTCCCGTAGCGGGAACTGCTGGCGCAGCAGGTGGGTCTGGCGTTGTTATTCTGAAATATGTCGACACCGCAACCATCACTATCGGTGCAGGATTAACAGGAACAACGGCTGCACCTTCAGGCGGTTTCAAGGTAACAACGATTACTGCTGGCACAGGAAATGTGAGTTGGGCATAATGGCACACTACGCATTTTTGGACGAAAACAACATTGTCACCGAAGTGATTGTTGGTATTGATGAAACGGAACTTATTGAAGGTTTGCTACCAGAAGAATGGTATGGCAATTTCAGGAAACAGCCTTGTGTTCGCACCTCATACAACGGCAACATTCGTGGCAAATACGCTGGCATCGGTGACACCTATGATGCAGCAACAGATACATTTGTTGGTGCTTGGCAGGAACCAATAGTCGAAGAATAGGAAACTTAAATGATTAAACATCAAGAAACCCACCCAGGTTTAGATGTCGAGGGATGCTTCGGTTGCAAAATCGCTTACGTCGGTATCGGCGCAGATGCCATGCCATCACGCGGAGGTAAAGCTCGCGTCGCAACCATCAACGACAAAGACCGTGTGCTAGACAAAGACCTAGACGCATACAAGCGTTTACGTCAAAACGGGGTACAGCCCCGCAAAATTGACGGTTCAGCCAAAGTCGAGAAACGAGCAGAAGAAAAATGGCAAGTCGAAACGGGAATACTCCCAACTACCTAAACCTTGTCGGAGTGAACCTACCTCATGTCGGGTACGGCAAAATGGTTGCAGGTTTACGGGACGCTTTATCAACCAAAGTAGAACTATGTGACGACGCTGAACGGGTCGTGTTCGCCCTCAGACCCAACCTGATTAAAGGTTGGACTACAGGACAAAACCCTGCGCTGCTCACCATGTGGGAAACAAACTGGTTGCCACCAGAGTTCTCCGAATACCTGCACCTATTTGACACCGTGATAGTCCCATCACTACATAATTGGGAGTTGTTCTCACAGTTCCATGACAACGTGCGTGTAATACCTTTAGGGGTAGACCGCGAAGTATGGCATCCAAAAGAACGACCTAACAACGAGAAGTTCAAAATCTTGTGCGGTGGATCAGAGTGGTATCGCAAAGGCTTAGACGTAGTACTCAAAGCGTTCCTACAACTCAAACTCCCCGACGCTGAACTACACATCAAAATCGTTCCCCCATACCTGTCAGCACCGGACAACCTGACATACCCGAATGTGGTGGTGCATAACAAATGGATGACCGTTGAAGCCGAAGCCGATCTGGTTCGCTCTGCTGACTGTTTCATTTCGGTGTCCCGTGGTGAAGGTTTCGGACTGATGCCATTACAAGCGATCTCTGCTGGTGTACCAGTTATTTTGTCTGACGCTCACGGGCATCGAGAGTTCTCTGACCTTGCAACCCACCGTATCCCCACCCACTCTGTAGCAACAAACGAGGGAACATGGCAGAACATGGGTGATTGGGATGAACCTGAATTTGATGCGATATTGGATGCGATCCAAGATATGTATAAGAACCGTGACAGGTATCGTGAGCAAGCTGAGGTTCATGCTGGTGAGGTGTCAGCGTTTAATTGGGATACCGCAGCGAACCAACTGTTACAGGCCGTTAAACCGACTGGTGGACGGGTGTCAGGGAAATGGATTCCGTTGGAACCAACCTGTGAAATAGAGGTGAAGCGTAGGGTGCAGGCAGACATTGGTCGCCACCGTGTTGACCTAGCCCCAGGTGTCAAGCACCGTGTAGTGTTGAATGTACGTGACGTGTTAAAGGATTCAGGAGTTTTGGTGTGAACAATCTGAGCAAGCCTGTTTGGGATCGACCAAACCCTAAGAAGAAATCCAAGAAGTTGTCCCCCAAGAAGAAGGCTTCGGCTAAAGCATCAGCGAAGAAAGCTGGTCGCCCATACCCAAACCTGATTGACAACATGAAGGCAGCAAAGAAGAAGTAATGGCTAAGACCCCTGCATGGCAACGCAAGGAAGGCAAGAACCCTGCTGGTGGTTTGAACGCTAAAGGTAGTGCATCAGCCAAGAAGCAAGGCATGAACCTGAAACCACCTGTATCTGCATCACAGGCTAAGAAGTCACCGAAAGCAGCGGCTCGACGTAAATCGTTTTGTGCAAGGATGGGCGGGTCACCAGGTCCGTTGAAAGACAGCAAGGGTCGCCCTACTCGTAAGGCTTTGGCTTTACGGAAGTGGGATTGTTGAGGCGTGGTAATCTGTCTTTCTAACTAACGAAAGGTTGTGTTATGCCAAAAGTCGGAAAGATGGAGTTCCCTTACACCGCTAAGGGCAAAGCTGATGCCAAGAAGATGGCTAAGAAAATGGGCAAGCCTATGAAGAAGGCTAAGAAAAAGAAGTAAATGTCTACCGCTGGTGCGCTCCTTGATCGGGTGTCACGCCAACTTCTTTCGGGAACCATCGAGGAACGAAACAAGTTAGCGTTATCCGTTGACTCTGATGACACGTCTTTTGTCATGTCCTATGAGTTGGCAGGGCTTCGCGCTGGCACAGTTTTTGAGGTTGACTCAGAACTTATTTATGTTTGGGAAGCAACAAGCGGTAACAAAACGTTGATCGTTGAACGTGGCTACGGTGGCACTACAGCAGCATCACACGCAACAGGGGCAATAGTGGTGTTAAACCCACGGTTCCCTAAAGCACAAATGTTGGAAGCGTTGAACCAAGACATTGATGATATGTCCAGCCCGTTGAACGGTCTGTTCCGTGTTATCTCGGCAGATGTCAGCTATAACGGTGCTGACCGCCAAGTTAACTTAACTGGTGCAACATCAGTCATTGACCTGCTAGATGTTCGTTTGCGATATTTGAACACAGATTATCCTGTTATCCGTCGCTCCCGACTACAACGCGACCTACCTACCTCAGATTTCACATCAGGGTATGCCATCGTGTTTGACGAAATGGTGATGTCCGGAACTTTGCGTGTGCGATACAAAGCCCCATTCAGCCGTGTGTCAAGCGTGTCAGATAGTTTGCAATCTGTAGCCAACATTCCTGTGACGATGGAAGATATTTTGGAGATGGGTGTGATGTCCCGTATGTTGTCCACCCGTGAAATCAAACGCAACTTTATCGAATCCCAAGGTGATACTCGCCGTTCGGATGAGGTTCCACCTGGGTCTATGCGTGACTCATTCAGTAACATTTTGCGTTTGCGTCGTGACCGTATCATCGCTGAAGCAGCGAAACTTGCGAGACAATACCCGTTGACTATTAGGGTGTAGTCGTGGCTGTAACGATCACGAAAAACAGTTTCCCGTTCAGGGGAACACCAGCCTTTTATTCAGGTACAGGCTCAACACAGGTTGTTCCGTATCTTTATCCTGTTGCTGTTAACGGCAGACCGTACATGATTGATACGAAGTCAAATGCTTTCGGTCGACAGTTTGATGCGCGTGTTCGTGACTCGGTTGACCAGTCTGCTGAGCCTGGTGAGTCGGCTATCAACCCGCAAGGTTTGTGGCGTAGGTCGCAATCATCTTGGCATTATGGGGCTGGACAAAAGTATTCGGATACCGCTGACGCTGAGGCGTACCGTTTCCGTTCTAGCAAGGGTGTTGACGTGTGGACCCGTGGCGAACTGTCGTTGCTCCCTGACACAGCACAGGCTTATTCTTCTGCTAACACCAACCTGTATATGGCTACGGCTAATGACAGGATTTATGGTACGGAAGCACAAACAGTTCGGTACACAACAGACTTCACAACCTTCACAACCGTCACAGGAACTAACGCATCCAACCTTTACAGCATCACCTCAGATGGTTACAACGTGTTCTTCTCTTACGCTGACGGTGACATAGACCAAACGAACGCTGGTACATCTGCTGCGTCTAACTACATCACCGGCATTGAGGCTGGTGTGTTGGATTATGTTCGTGGCCGTTTGATGGTTGCTGGTCAGGGTGTTGATAAGCAAAAGATTTGGAACATCACCACAACCCCAGGTTCTTCAGCGAACAACCCAACAGCTTTATACACCCATCCGAACACCAACTTTGAATGGGTTGGTTTTGCTGGTGGACAAAATGCGATTTACTGTGCAGGTCACGCAGGCAACAAATCGTTGGTTTATAAGACTGCCATCAAACCTGACGGTACAGCGTTGGATATCCCTACTGTTGCAGCTGAGTTGCCGATGGGTGAAATTGTGACTACAATCGATGCGTACCTCGGTTTCGTGGTTATTGGGTTAACGACAGGGTTGCGGTTCTGCTCGTCGGACAGCGACGGCAACCTTGTCGTTGGTCCACTGATTGAAACAGGAACCTCGGTTAACGCCTTTTCTGCTATCGGACAATACCTGTATTTCGGGTGGACAAACTACGACGACACCTCAACAGGTATCGGCAGGCTGGATATTTCCACACAGGTCAGCGTCAACCAACCTGCATACGCATCAGATTTGATGGTCACAGGTCAAGGTGCAATTCTTGACATCCATGAGTTTGAAAACAAACCAGTGTTCACCGTTTCAGGTTTAGGCGCATACCGTCAACATTCAACAAACAAAGTTGCTTCAGGATATTTGGATTCAGGTATCTACCGTTGGGGTGTACCAGACACAAAGTTTATTCCTAAATGGGACTTGCGTACCGAACCGTTAAACGGAACTGTTGCTATTGCTGTTGCTGCTGACTCTGGTGATTTCCAAACAGTCGGCACACAAACCGTAGTCAACTCTTTAGAGTCCACGTTTGACGGATTTGAAACAAAAGTGTTTGAAGCTGAAGCCCGCCTCACCATGACCCGTTCAGCCACAGACGCTACAACTGGCCCCGTAGTTACCCGCTGGTTAGGTCGAGCCTATGCTGCACCGTTACGTTCACAAATCTTTTCTGTTCCCCTGCTACTGCACCACAAACTGAACATCCGAGGATTTGAATACTTCATTGATGTTGACTTAGAACTGGAATACCTCCGTGACCTGGTTGAGAACCCGCGTGTTATCACCTATCAGGAAAACGCCAGCACCTATTCGGTGATCGTGGAAGATGTCCGCTGGCAACCAGTAGACTCAGCAAACAACCACAACACATGGGACTGGAACGGAACCTGTGTGGTCATTATGAGAAGTGTAAGATAGGACAGTATGCCAGCCTTTACTCGTAGACAATATGCAGGTGCAGCCGCAGCGACCACCATTACTGCTGCTATTAATACCACCGACACCACTTGTTCTTTGGCTGCCACAACGGGTTGGCCGTCTACTGGTTCTGTCCCGTTCTATATTGTTCTTGATCCAGGTACTTCAACCGAGGAGAAGTGCAGTGCAACTATTTCGGGTTCGACTCTTACTCTTACTAGGGGTCAGGATGATACGAGTGCAAGTAGCCATTCTGCGGGTGCGACGGTTTATCCGGTGTTTACTGCGAATGATGCGGATGAGGCGAACGAACTTGTAGCGAAGCTGACAACTAAGGGTGACTTGTTGGTTACTACTGGTTCGGCTTTGAATCGTTTGGCTGTTGGTACGAATGATTTTGCGTTGCTTGCTGATTCGGCTGCGACGAATGGTGTTGCTTGGAAGCAGGTTCCTGCTGCTGGTTTGGCTTCGGATTCTGTTACTACTGCAAAGATTTTGAACGCGAACGTGACTGCTGCGAAGTTGGCTACTGATTCTGTTGAGACAGCCAAGATTGTTAACTTGAATGTGACTGAAGCGAAACTTGCTGACAATGCTGTAACACAGGCAAAGATTGCTGATCGCGCTGTTGGTTCAGCAGAGTTGGATAATCTCACACTCAACCCCGTTACTGACACCTACACCCTTGTATTGGGTGACGCTCATAAGTTGGTGACGCTTAATAAAGCAACTGGTTTTACTGTGACTGTGCCACCTAACTCGTCTGTTGCGTTTACTGAAGGCGACCAGGTGAACCTTATGCAAATTGGTGACGGTCAAATCACGGTTGCTGGTGGTGCTGGGGTTACGCTCGAAGCACAGGGTTCAAAGAAAAAACTTAACGGCAAGTGGGCTACGGCAACACTTGTAAAGATTGCAACTGACACTTGGGTTCTAATCGGCAATACGGCGGCATAGTTATGCAAATGCTGGCTGGTGTTGGCTCGTCGCAACCTACTGCAACATTCCTTGTTGTCGGTGCTGGCGGTGGTGGCGCGGGTGGATATCAGGTTGGCGGAAACCTAGCAAACTCCCCAGGTGGCGGTGGTGGTGGTGTCGCTATTTCTGGTGACACCGTTCTTTTGACGGGAACATACACGGTTACGCTTGGAAATGGTGGAACGGGTGGCAACCAGGATGGTTCTGGTGCTGGCATCAATGGTCAAACTGGTGGGGTTTCAAGTGTCACCAACCCATCTGCGGCGACAGTTGTTACTGCTAATGGTGGTGGCGGTGCAACGGGTGGCTTCCCTGCGGGAACCGCTGGGACGGGTGGAACAGGCTCAACATCTAACGGAAGCAACGGAACTCTTACCCTTGATAATAGTTGGACTGGTGGTTATGCAACATCGTTTACTGGTTCATCGTTAACGTTCGGTCGAGGTGGAAACTCAAACCCTTCTAGTGGTGGTGCTGCTGGTGCAGCGAATACTGGTGATGGTGGTGTTGGTGGAGGTGCATCTAACCCATGGTCGGGTGGTGTTGGTGGGAAGGGCGTTGCATATTTGAAACTGTTGACAGCAGAAACATTTTTAATCACGGCAACAACTGGAAGCCCTACCACAAGCACGACTGGTTCGTACACGGTTTACAAGTGGACCTCATCAGGTTCATTTACTGTCGCATAGTTTTTACGCAATCCACTGAACTTGTATGGGTATCTATAATCTGATTCACACCACAGACGACGACCTGTATTACTACTGTCCTGTGAGTGACTGCCCCTGCCATAGTCCCGACTACCACGACAGTTCAAGAAACCTTGACAACAGTTTCCGTGGGGAACTTAACTAGTTCACCCCATCGAATATCTCGGACAATATCTGCCGATACCTTTGCTCTTGGTAAGCTTCAAACAATCTGGAGAAACACCAAAAGCACAGCAACACAGGCGACCACCACAGCAGTCTTGCTTCCTGAATAAATATCCATAACAGTTGAATCATGCCCTGAGACTACCCCCGTAGAAGCCCCTGAGACACCATCAGGAGCCGTTCTAAGCGACGCAAACCCCAACCTGTAATCAGCACAGGGGTAAACCCTTTTGGTACACTTTCTGCGTACCGAGACAAAGGATTCAATATGCAGAAAATTAAAGCGTTCACATACAACAACCCTGTGCGCGTCGCAGCCTTTGTCTCATCTTTCGTGGCCCTAATCGTTTCCGTCGTAGTTCCAGGTATCCCTGTAGAGCCAGCAATCGCCTTCGTTTTGTCCGCTTTAGGCTTGGGTGAGTTCGCTCAACGTGCCGAGAACAAGAAAACCGACGAAGCATTGTTCACCGAAATCCCTGAATAATGGCTTTACGACGGAAAACATCACTCACCAAACTGCCAATCAAAAAGTTGGTGTTGCCCAAAGACCTGAAAGGCTGCGAGAACGGGAAACTTCCTGCATCTTTGCTTCGCCCCATCGCCCCCTCCGGCAAGATGTACCATCTCGCAGCAGAATCATGGCGTGAGCTTCGGGAACTTGCAGCCAAAGAAGGTTTAGATTTAGTTCATGTTGGCGACTACCGACCGTATGCCCAACAGGTTGCCCTGTTTATGTCACGGATGAAACCGTTTCCTGATGCCAAGAAAAACATTCAAGTGATCCGAATGTATAACGGCGAGAAATGGTATCTACATTTGGGTGCGCCCTGCGCTACACCAGGTACGAGCAACCACGGATGGGGCTTGGCCATTGACGCTGCTATCAAAACGAACGGCAAAGTTGTCACGATCTCCACGAAACCTAAAGGCTGTAAGAGGTCAGGGCTGGAGTTCCTGTTGGCTGAAGCACCAGCATTAGGTTGGTCTTGGGAGTTACAAATCGAACCCTGGCATATCCGTTTCGTAGGAAAGCCTGCATGATATGGACGCTGGGCTTGCAACTATTTGGGCTGCTTGTATTGGCGGTGGTTTTTCTATCCTAGCGGTAGTAGTTCAAAAGTTTAAGTCCGAAAACAGGAAAGACCATGACACCGTTATGGCTATGTTGCGTTTGATGCGACGCGCACAGGACCGTACAGAGGACAAGCTGGATAAGGTTTCTGAGCGTTTGACGGATCACATAGAAAAGCACTAGGGTGAAGCACCCGTAGAAAGGTGCTTGCAAATGGCAAAAGGATTAACTACCGTTGAGTTAACTTTGGTGCGTGACTGTCTCCTGAAATCTAATCCTGGGAGGGATAAAGCTGACGCACTATGGGAAGTTATCGAAAAGATAAACAAACTCATAGAGGGAGCAACAGTTGAACAAGCCCGTAAAGCAAAGTCTGTTAAATGAAATACGATCTGAAGAAGCTATCCCGTCTGGCCGTGTCCCACGAATCCAGCGTGTACTTGAAGGAATGGATGAAACAGATCGCAAAGAACTTGTCGAAGCGTTAGACGATCACACAATCTCTGCACCAGCAATCAGCAGGGTATTAGAGAAACGTGGAATACACTTAGATACCCATTCAATTAGCAAGTATCGTCGAGGGGAATTCGCTCATGTCATTAAAAGATGAAATAGAGGAGCAATCCCAACCATCTGAGAACGAACGTGCATGGGCAGAGATCACACCTGATGGTGGAGAAATCTCTACCGGTGTGCTGCCGACACCAATCACAACTGACTGGACTTCTGTGCTGGTTGGTTTCGGTTTGGACCCTGCGGTGTTTGAAGTTGTTGACGACACGGTACGAATGTCTAAGTGGCAAACCTCTAAGCGTTTAGAGAACGGTGACAGAGATGTTGCATGGCTGTACTCGTATCGTGCGAGGTTCCGTCGCAGAGTTTCACGGGTGTTACCTGATGAAGATATTGAGGCGTTGCGTAAACGTGTAGGTAACTGGAAGCAACCGAAACGGGCTGTACCTAAACCATCGGAGGAACCACCATCAACGTTCGTAGTGAATTGGGCTGACCTTCAGCTCGGTAAATCTGCTGGCGGTGGTGTCGAGGCAACCGTTGAACGGGTGTTGGAATCATTGGAGAAAACAGTTCAGCAACTCCATGACCTTCGCCGTAAAGGTAGGAACATTCAGAGTGCTGCACTCGTAAACATGGGTGATCCGTTTGAAGGATGCGATGGGAACTATGCAAGCCAGTTGTTTACTGTTGAACTGACACAGCGCGAACAGTTGCTACTTGGTGCAGACCTGTTCAGCAAAGGGATAACCACCCTTGCGTCAATGGTTGATGTCATGGAAATCATTGGCACACTTTGCAACCACGGCGAATGGATGCGACGCAACGGCAAGTCTGTTACCTCTGATTCAGATAACGCTGGAGGGTTCCTGATGGATATGTTGTTCCGAATCTTGGATCATCAGATACCGAACCTTGAATGGACTATCCCACACGATGAGATGGTCACAACCAAAGTGCTATCCGATGTGAAGGTTGCGTTCGCTCACGGTCACAAGATCACCGGCAAAGAAAACGATTGGCTTAACGCACAGTCGATAATGATTCTGCGTGAAGAAGGACGCGAACCTGACCTGTGGATCACCGCACACAAGCATCACCTGCAAGTCACCGATCATGGTGCATATACCCGTATCCAATGCCCGTCAATGGATGGTGGATCAAAATGGTTCGCTGACTCTAAAGGTATTTGGTCCACCCCAGGAACCCTTACCCTGCTGGTGGGCCGCCATGACAAACGGAACTGGTCCGATCTGGAAGTCCTATGACAGACGCACGTTTATGCCTATGCGTATATCGTGGGGTGATCCCCCGACCCCCCGACTGTGGAGAAAAACCCGATGACTTTGACGAATAGAACCGTTGTTTACATCCAATGGGCTGACACCCACCTGTCGGAACCAGGCTGGCTAAACATGGACGACTATGAGGACGACGGTGAATGTCTCGTAGACACCGTAGGGTTCCTCATCCCCGTAGGTGAACCAGGGTCGAAAGAAAAACACATCACCTTATGGCAAACCATTTGCGAAGAAGAAGGCATCCACGCTATACATATCCCCGTGGCGATGGTACGAGAAATGAAAGCGATTGACTTGACATTAACCATGTCACACCCCTAGATTACAAATACAACTGCACAACCATAGGAGGAACAATGCAGAATCTACACACCATACCCAAGCCAACACACGGCAGCCAAGACTGGCTGAACCTACGTTGGGCAAACGAAAAAGGTGAGAAACGAATCACCGCATCAGTAGCCGCAGCAATTCACGGTGAACACAAATACACCACACCAGCTGACCTAGCGGTAGAACTATTGGCAGCAACACCCCCTGTGCCAACAGAACAAAACGATGCGATGCGTCGAGGCACAATCCTTGAAGCCCCACTCATGGGTTGGGCAGGAGAAATCCTCAACGAAACCATCACCGAACCATCAGAGATGTACTGCTACGAAGAAAACGGTGTACGCCTCATGTCCACAATGGATGGTCGTTCACTC